GCATAATACATCCTTAACGACCACCAGTCCTAACGGACTGACAGTTATCGATGGGATCATTGGTGCCCTGACCAGGGGTGGCCCTGGGAGGGAGGTCCAAGTAGTTGTTCGTCGGGGGAGTCCGACCGATCTAGCGATAGATCGGTATGGCTCTCTCCTCGGCGCTACTCGGATTTCCAACGGTTGGAAGATTCTTGGGGAGTCTGCCTTCGAGGCTTTGTATTTGGCTCGCGCCACGTACGAAGTCCTGATGGACAGTATCCCTAAGTTTAAAGATCTTCCAATGGAGGACCAGCTTTCTTTCTTTAGCCGGTCAAAGGAATGGCCTCGCAAACTTTTCATTAAGTATGCGAAGTACATGACAGCGTGGCCGATGGCACGCTATCTCCATAACCCACTTCCTGAGATACCAGAGGGTTTCTCAGGCTCGCCTCTTGTCTTTGGAGGGGTAGTCAAGCGTATTCTCAAGAATCGTTTGGTCTCCTTCAACGACAGGAACACGAGACTTTGGGCGGGTTATTTGCAAGGCATAAAGCGCGGTGCTGCACCAGCGTCTCCGGATTTTGTGAAGGAGACGATGTTAAAGCATCGCAAGGCTTTAGGGTCGCCTTCCAAGGCGACTGCTGAGGAGCAAGAGAAGTATAAGCCCTACTTTGAGCGTTTCTTTCGAAAGTTTCGACCTTCGAAAGCGCGTCTCTTTGAGGCTTCTACCTCTGCATCCTTCGAGTCTAAGCGATCAGAAGGTGGGGCGCGTTCGTACATACGCGAGGAGTTCGCCGGACCTTTTGGGTCCGACGATCTTATCGCGATGGTTGAGACGCGTCCTGGTCACGTCGAGGAAGTCAAGGGTCTGGTTATGCCAGACTTCTTTGAGGTCCTCGAAATGGCCAAGAACTCACCCACTGATGTCATGGTGTCAGCTGTGCTCGAGCCTCTTAAGGTTCGGCTGATATCTAAAGGAAATTCCCTTAGATATTGGGTTGGGCGTTTCTACCAGAAAGAGCTCTGGGGGTACCTGCAAAGGTTCCCTCAGTTTTCACTTACTGGTCGACCGCTCAGTCCCTCTGACTTTCATGACCTTCTCCTTAGGGAGAAGAAGCTTAAGCTCGATTTCACCGACTGGGTCAGTGGCGACTACTCTGCCGCTACTGACAACCTCGATATCGCCTATACTAAGATGGCATTCGAGGAGTCTTTGGATCATGCCTCCTACTACTCTCAAGACACGTTGGATGTGCTTCGTTCTGTCCTTTATGAACAGACGATCCACTATCCTCCTGCCATGAATGTAGCTGGGGACCTTGATCCTATTTCCCAGAGCACGGGACAGTTGATGGGTTCGATTCTTTCGTTCCCAATCCTCTGTACCGTGAATCTTGTAGCATATTGGAGAGCTTTGGAGGAGTTTACCGGACGCCGTATTAACTTGGAACAGTTACCTGTCCTAGTCAACGGCGACGATATCCTCTTCCGAACCTGTCCAGCGTTCTACGAGCTCTGGAAAAGACATATCAGCCTGGTGGGATTCTCTCTCTCTTTGGGGAAGAACTACGTCCACCCCCAGATACTTTGTATTAACTCCCAGTTGTACCGTTATGTAGAGAAGTCAGGGAAGTTTATCTTCCTCGGCTACTACAACACGGGACTCCTGACGGGTCAATCCAAGGTAACTGGTCGTGAACAAGCTCGTTTAGCACCTGTCTGGGCGCTTCATAACGAGGTTGTTGCTGGGGCAGTGAACCCTTTACGGGCCCACCGCCGTTTCGTCCATTACCATAGACGGAACATTGAGGCTGTTTCTCGTATGGGACCTAACACGACCTTCAATCTCTTTCTACCATTTAACCGTGGTGGATTGGGATTTGAGGAAGTGCCAGGTCTCCGTCCGAGGATCACCTCATTCCAGCGGCGTTTTGCTTCCTTGCTTGAGAAAGAGCTTGCTACTCAGATGGAAGACGGGCTTCTGCCGACCGATGGCCTTCTGGGTCTCGTTGCAAAACGACCCCCGACAGGTCTCCTGCCGCTTAAGCACCATCCATCCTTGCGTTTGGATCCTTTGACCGGTCCTCTGGAAAAGGGCGTTGTTGATTATACCCCGAGAGTCTATACTCCCCCTGCTCTATCGCAACAAATGGACCCTGAAAGACCCGAATTCATGGTGAGATTTCCTAAGAAGTCTCTCATGAAGCGGTTCCGTCAGAGTACATTACGTCGCATGAGCACGAAGGAGATAAGCTCTTGGCCATTTAGGTTGACAGAGCGTGTTCTGGACCTTGAGGTTCTCCTCAACAATGCGGTTGAGGAACCCTTTGATCTAGATCGCGCTCTGGCATCCTCGGAGAGTCCGTGAGGCCTCCGGGAGCGTAGCTAGCTCCTTAAATGATAAGCTGGGGTTCTAGACCTTATCACCCAAAACGGTGGTGACTCTCGCATTGAGTTACCTCAATACTTCCGTGCTAAGTCGGTGACATCTTTGATGTTATCGTAAATGCCGACAGACTACACGGGTGAGTCAAATGATCCACAGAAATGTGGTGATGCGATAGTCTAGGATGTATAGTCGCAGGCTTCATGACCTGGGATCCCATACAATCATGAACAACAACGCAAAGAAAGCAATGAAGTCACAGAAAGGGCAGGGTAAGAAGTCCTCTGCTGCCGTCGCTTATGCTACGGCTCAGAAGACCCTTGGCCCGAAGATCGTGATGTCGGACAGGAATTCTCGACGTATTATCCACCGTGAACTTATCGGGACCGTTAATGGTTCCGTTGCGTTCACGGCAGTTAAGTACGCTTTGAATCCTGGCCTCGTCGCGACCTTTCCTTGGCTTTCCAGTCAGGCGGATGGTTGGGAGCAATACAGGTTTAACAGCCTCTGTTTTGAGTATGTTACCCGTACTGCTACCTCCACCGTCGGTTCAGTGATCATGTCTCCTGACTATGATCCGCTGGACCCGGCACCGACGTCAGAGGCGTTTGCCTCCAGCTACATGGACTCGAGCGAGAATGCTACCTGGGTGGATCAGAAGTGTATTCTGAACCCCAAGGCAATGTTCCCGCTTGGTCCCCGCAAGTACATTCGTACTGCGGCTGTTGCTGGCGACCTTCGTACCTTTGACGTTGGCAACTTCTTCCTCTGTACAGTGGAAGAGGTTGGTGCCGACGCTATTGGAAAGCTTTGGGTAGAGTACGACGTCGAGTTGTATGTCCCTCAACTAGTTCCTTCCTCACCAACCGCTACTCGTCTAAGCGCCTATTATTTACATAATGGTGCCCAGGCGATTGCGACTACTGTGGCGGAACCCGTTGAGGTTGATACAACCCTTGTGGACGCTTTAGGTTTTGGAGCAGGCGCCGCGGGTGTGTTTACACCCCCGGCCGGTACCTACTTCACTACCTGTATCGTCTCAATGGCTGATAGCGCTAATGAGGCCGCTTCCGTTCAGCTCCAACTCTTTAAGAATGGAGCCGCGGCAGTTCCTCATAACGCTTATCAGTCCAACCTTCTTGCTGCAGGCGGTGCCCTCCAACTGTCGGATTGTGGCTATGTCGTTTGTAACGGCACTGACACGATCAACTGGCAGGTAGTGGGCGTCGGCGCAGCGGGGGCGTTGACTCTACAGGATGAGAGGACTATAATCACCTTTACGGTGGTTTAAGTCTGTTTCTCTTCCCTTTTCTGTGCCTATCGGATGAAGAGACGCATGTCTGGCCTTGAGTTTCAAGGTCCCATATGCCGGAAAGATCGTAGTTAGGAGCACGGGTTCGTCCCCCTCAAACCTACGCAACGTTCCGGGTCCCATATGTGACCCTCAAGACATGTATGAGCACTCTTCGTTCGATAGCTTCAGGTCCTCCACCTCCCTTAATGATCTCATCGATCCTTTTGGGGATGATTCGTCATCTCAGGAGGAAGTCAGGT